TAATTATCATAGGATGGATCGCCAATAAGATGGGCATCGATTGTGAAGAAGAGATCATCGCGTTCAAGTATAAAGAGATGCCACACCTCAAGCCGATACGAATCCCAACGGCCGGCAAAGGTTTCTGGGGTGCGATCTGGATGTGGATTACTGGAACCAGACACTGGGAACTCGCAGAAGACTGGCACTACGAGATTGGTGGAGAGGAATACGTTATTCCAGCTGGTTTCAAGTTCGATGGTGCGTCCATTCCTAAGTTTCTTCATACCTGGCTTTCACCAACCGGTGTTTTATTGATGGGTGGATTAGTACATGATTATGCATATAAGTATGAAACTCTACTGCGTAAGTATGGCAAGGAAACAATGGGTGTGCTTACTCAGAAAAAAGCAGATGAAATATTCAGAGATATTAACATTGAACAGAATGGTTTTCATTTCTTAAACTACCTTGCCTACTGGGCGTTACGTATCGGTGGGTTTATGGCTTGGAATGGACATCGTAAAGTCAATGCTAAGATCGAAGGATTAAATGAATTTAATGAAAGTAAACTTTTAGGAGAATGAAATGAAAGATCTAAGAGCCGATCTTCTGGCCGCTTTTGAGTCTCACGCTCGAGGCCATATTGACAAGCACGTAGCAAACATTGAGGTGTATCTCGCTCATCCCGTTGGAGTTGGTGAACACCCAGACATTATGGAAGCGATCGAGAAAGAAATGGAAGAGGTCGCAAAGTATGATGATATGCTAGAAATGTGCAAAAAATATTTTAATGATTAAGAAAAATATTTTCTAAAATATGTGTGCATTATGTGGGTTTACAAAATCTGCAGAATGATATATAATAGTTCAAGAAAATAAAATCAGCAATAGGAGATAGTGATGGCAACAGCGCATGTTGACACAAGAAGGTTTTTGTCTGAAACCAAGTTTTATGAGGGATACTCTCGTTACAAGGATGATGATAATCGATATGAGACTTGGAATGAGGCAGTGGACCGTGTCATTGACATGCATGCTGAGAATTATAAAGACAAGGGTAACGCCCTTGCGCCATTTTTAGAAGAAGCACGTCAGGCGTATCACGAACAGCGTGTACTCGCTGCTCAACGTTCTCTACAGTTCGGTGGTGAACAACTATTGAAACACCAGATGCGTATGTATAACTGTACGTCTTCCTATGCTGATCGTCCTGAGTTTTTTGGTGAAGTATTTTATATCCTATTGTGTGGTGCCGGTGCTGGATTCTCTGTACAGAAACATCACATCGCAAAGTTACCACAGATCCAAAACAGAACAAAACAGGCAAAAGGTTACGTGGTTGAAGACTCAATTGAAGGTTGGGCCTCAGCTCTTGATGTCTTAATGTCTTCATACTTTGTTGGTGGTGGAAAGCATCCGGACTTTGAGGGTCGTCGGGTGTTTTTTGATCTCAGTCAGATTCGACCGAAAGGCGCAAAGATCTCTGGTGGATTTAAAGCACCAGGACCTGAGGGCTTACGTCGATCACTCGATAAGATTGAACACATGCTTCAATCAATCGTGATGGATCAGAAAGAGCCTGTTGATCTACAGCCAATCAATGTTTATGATATTACCATGCATGCAGCTGATGCCGTGTTGTCTGGTGGTGTACGTCGTTCTGCTACCATTTGTTTATTCTCACCAGATGACGAAGCTATGATGAACGCAAAAACTGGTAACTGGTTTATTGACAATCCACAACGTGGTCGTTCAAATAACTCAGCCGTCATCGTACGTGGTGAAGCTAAAAGAGAAGAGTTCGCTAAACTGATGGAATCGGTAAAGCAGTTTGGTGAACCAGGATTCGTCTTTGTTGAGTCACCAGAGCATACGACGAATCCTTGTGTTGAGATCGGCATGTATCCACAGATCGATGGTGAGTCAGGTTGGCAGGGTTGTAACCTGACAGAGATCAACGGTGGTATGTGTAAGACAGAAGAAGACTTCTATAAAGCATGCCGTGCTGGTGCTATCCTCGGTACAGTACAGGCCGGCTATACAGACTTTAAATTCTTATCTCCAACATCGAAAAAGATCTTTGATCGTGAAGCTCTACTTGGTGTATCAATCACCGGATGGATGAATCAACCTGATATTTTATTCAATCCAAAAGTACTTGAAAAAGGAGCGAAGATTGTTAAAGAAGTTAATAAAGAAGTCGCAGCTATTATTGGTATTAATCCTGCCGCTCGGACTACTTGTGTTAAGCCTAGCGGTAATGCTTCAGTCCTTCTCCAGACCGCGTCTGGTATCCATGCTGAACACTCGCCAATGTACATCAGAAATGTCCAAATGAACAAAGAATCTGAGGTAACTCAGGCGATCATCAAATCAAATCCATACATGGCAGAAGAATCGGTATGGTCAGCTGGTGGTACTGATGTCGTAGTGTCGTTTCCAATCATTCCACACAAGGGTTCAATGATGAAGGACGATCTACTTGGTGTAGACCACCTAGAGAAAGTAAAACTGGCTCAGAAACACTGGGTCGTGGCAGGTACAAATGAAGAACTATGCGCTGATGAAGGTATACGTCATAATGTCTCTAATACTATTATTGTTGATGATTGGGATAAGGTAGAAGATTACGTATTTAAGAACCGTAGTTCATTCGCTGGTATCTCATTCTTGTCAATGAGTGGCGATAAAGACTACAACCAGGCTCCAAACACTGCCGTTATCGACTCGAAAACTATGGCAAAGAAATATGGAGATGCCGCCATCTTTGCTTCAGGTCTAGTCGTTGACGCACTCAAAGTTTACAACAATCTGTGGGATGCTTGTTCAACGGCTCAAGGTTATGGTATTGACATATCACTCGAGTCTTCTGAGAACTCAGCGCGCGCTGATTGGAATCGCCGCTTTGATAACTTTGCAGACAACTATTTAAAAGGTGATGCCAAGGCTGCTGAACATTGTTTGAAGGATGCTTATCTCTTACATAAATGGAATAAGATTCAAACTAACTTGAAACCTATAGATTGGAAAGATGGATTAACTGCTAAAAAGTATACCGATGTAGATACTATCGCATCGGCAGCTTGTGTTGGCGGAGCATGTGAAATTGACTTCTGAGGTACCGTCACCTTGCATCCAGGTTTGTACCGTGGTTGATGGTTTTTGTATCGGCTGTGAGCGTTCGAAAGAAGAGATCACAGAATGGCTTAGGGCTACAGACGAAAGAAAACTAGAGATCTTGGAGAGGATCGGGCAATGAACGAGTATTTAGTCGAGTGTTTTAGCTGTGACGATGAGATGATAGTCTCTACCGGTTCTGACATTCCGGCGTTTTGCCCACTCTGTGGAGAAGATGATGTTATGGTTACAAAGAAGGAGTACGTGATAGATACAGATTGGTCTGAAGATGACTAATATATATCTGTATGTGGTATTATAATGGAAATGAATTTACAGAAACTCCCAAGGACTATCAAGGATTCGTCTACTGCATTACAGAACTGGATACAGATAAGAAATATATCGGTAAAAAGAACTTCTGGCGGCCTAAGACATTACCAAAAAATAGCAAGAGAACTCGACGGGTACGTACCAAAGTCGAATCTGACTGGCGAGAATATTATGGGTCTAATCAGAAACTTCAAGTACTCGTTGAACAGCGAGGGGAAAGTAACTACAAAAGAACAATTTTGAGACTATGTAAGACAAAAGGTGAGATGAGTTACTATGAAGCAAAACTACAGTTTGAGAACGATGTTCTTTTGAGAGAAGATTATTATAACGAATTTATTGGGTGTAAGATTCATTCAAGGCATATTAGAGGATAAATATTATCATGAGACTGAACGTATATGAAGTACTTGAGAAGATTAAAAGTGCTAGAACGAAAGAGAAAAAGATTTCGCTCTTAAAAGAAAACGAGTCTTGGGCTCTTAAAGATATTCTTCGTGGAACATTTGACTCCACCGTCGAATGGAATCTACCCGGTGGTGAACCACCATACACTCCAGCTGAACCACAATCCCATCCAGCTAGTTTATTCAAAGAACATAAGAATTTTGTATACTTCGTGAAAGGGTTTCGTGAATCCAATCGATTGACCCCTGTAAAACGCGAAAGTATCTTCCTAGGTTTGATAGAGGGTATTCACCCTGAGGACGCCAAGTGTGTCATTAATATGATAAACAAGCAAAAACCACACGGACTTAGTCGGCCAATGATAGAGGAGGCATTTCCTGGATTGTTGCAAGACTAATGTCCCAACCCGGAGACAAAAATGCCAGCAATTCAACTCGAAAGACTCAAGAATGACATCGTTTTATTAGATTCGTATATTCGTAAATTAACAAAACGAGGGCATCTTGATCGAGTTACTAAACTTCTTGAAAAGAAAACGTTTTTAGAGGAAAGGCTAGCACGCATTTAATTGTTTACATCCCCTCTGTTTTGTGGTATAATTATAGTATCATAAAGCAGAGGGTTTTCTATTATGAATATTTTTGTCTTACACCAGGATCCAGTTGTCGCAGCTCAAATGCAATGCGACAAGCATGTGGTCAAGATGATTGTTGAATCAGCTCAAATGCTATCAACGGCTCATCGCATGCTAGACGGTACTGTTCAAATCGCGCCATCAAAGTCTGGCAAACGTATGGTTAAACACTATCGTCTTTTCGATGATCCAGAAATGGATCAGTTACTCTACAAAGCCGTACACTACAAACATCCTTGTACCGTGTGGACAATGGAATCACCCGAGAATTACATGTGGCACTGGCGCCACTTTGATGCCCTTTGTGAAGAATATACATACAGGTATGGAAAAACTCATGCCACATCTAAATTACGTTCGCCATTGTGGGCCATGCCTCACAACATACCAATGGTGAGCATGACGCCATTCAAGTTAGCGATGACGGCTAATCCTGAATGCATGGACCCAGAAGATCCTGTTGCGTCTTACAGGAGATTCTATATGACAAAACAAGACCGCTTTAAGATGGTATGGACAAAGCGGCCAGCTCCTTGGTGGTTTAATAATGTACACAGCACTTGATCGTTATAAAATTTTGTTAGAAGAAATCAATCATGCGGAGAAGCAACTGGCACCTCATGATACCGGACATATCAGCACGGCTATCAGTTGGATGCAACATCGTGCTAGAGAACTTGAGGAAGAAATCAATGCCCGTTTACACCCTTCGCGACACTAAGACTCAACAAGAGTGGGATGTCAATATGTCCTACGAAGATTTGCAAACTACGCTCGATGAACTACCTGACGTCGTACGAGTGTGGAAACCAAACCAGTTCATCACGATTCATGGTAGTACTATGAGTCGTACGGACACAGACTTTCGTAGCCATTTAAAATCGATTAAGAAAAAATATCCAGGAAACACGATTGATAATTATTGATGAACAATAGTATGAGAGTGAAATCACAGGATCTATACTCATTTGATCCTATCACTACAAACCAAGAAAAAACATTCGATCTTTGGGACGAAGGCGAGAACTTAGTACTCATGGGATCGGCTGGTACGGGTAAAACCTTTATCGCTTTGTATCTTGCTCTTGATGAGATGTTACAACGAGAATCTTCGTACGACAAGATTATCATCGTAAGGTCTGTGGTTGCGGTAAGAGAGATCGGATTTCTACCAGGCAAGTTGGAAGAAAAAACATCTGCCTTTGAAGCTCCATACAAAGCGATATGTGACGAATTGTTCCACCATCAAGCAGCCTATAACAAGCTTATAAATAGTCATCAGGTACAGTTTGAAACTACGTCTTTTATTCGTGGTAAGACTTTTGACAGAGCGATTGTTATAGTTGATGAGATGCAGAATCTAAACTTTCACGAGTTAGATTCTATTATGACTCGAGTTGGTGAAAACTCAAGAATTATCTTTGCGGGTGATTATCTTCAGTCTGATTTTAAGGCAGACGGAGAAAAAGATGGCCTTCTTAAATTTTTGAACATCATCGAACGAATGAATAACTTCTCAATTGTACGCTTCGGTTGGGACGATATTGTACGGTCTGGTATCGTTAGAGACTACATAATGACCAAGGAGATGATGGGACTCAAGTAATGTTTAAATTTGGAAAGTTTGATAAGCAATTAATCGCTGCATTCTGTTTGGGTGTCGGCGTGATTGCAGTATCAAACGCTCTTGCAGAAGTAAGCTGGTTTCAAAAACCAGTTCAATGCGCAAGTGTTCAGGAAGTAGTAGACTTAATGGAAGAAAGGGGACAGTCTCCTCTCTTCGCAGGCGTAGGCGCAGTAAGAATCGAGAATAACGCTTACAACCATCCGTTTATTGTGTTCAGTGGTAAAGATGGATCTTGGCACATCGTGGAATATAACATGCCAAGTGATCACGCGTGTGTGGTTGGTATAGGCGATCAGATTGATTTTAGCGCTGCAGATTGGTATGAAGAGACATTTAAAGGTTTACAACAGTGAAAAAGTATGGTATAATATACATACAATTGAAGAAGGATCTATATGATGGAGTTTATCCATGAAAAAATTGATATTGGCTATGAAAAACTGGATCGAAGAGATAGTCCAGACGGACGGCGTTATGTTACCTTGGATGGCAATGCTTATCCTAGCGTTACTACTGTACTTGGGATCCTAAACGAAGAATCCATTGCAAAATGGCGTAAACGTGTAGGTGAAGAAGAAGCTAACAGGATTGGCCAACGTGCTGCAACCCGTGGCACAGCAGTACACAGTCTTATCGAAAAGTATCTACAAAACGATCCAGATTGTCGTGAAGGTTTCTTACCGCATGTTGTACAATCCCTTGAAAATCTAAAACCGTTATTAGATAAACATGTCACAAAAGTCTATGCCCAAGAAGTTCCGTTATATTCTGATCACTTACAACTGGCAGGAACATGTGATGCTGTTGTTGAATGGGACGGAGTTGCGACAATCGTCGACTGGAAAACCAGTAGACGTCCCAAGAAAAAAGCCAACATTCCAGGTTATTTCATGCAACTCGCCGGATACGCAGTGATGTGGGAAGAACGTACTGGTATGCCTATCAACCAGACTCGTATCGTAATGGACGTGGATGACTTCCATCCAGTTATGTACAAAGAAACACGTGATGCATGGATTGAAAAATTGATTGAAGTGAGAGATGAATATAACCGAAGACAATTATTCCATTGATCAGTTAGCTCAAGCTATAACTAAGCAAAACATGTACATGCAAGGTATTGATTACCTCATGATATGTGACGTTTCGCGAAACCAGTTTTACGATAAGATAATTTCTTCATGCGTGAAAGATAAAGTCGTTGTTGACATCGGCTTTGGCTCTGGTATTCTCACTATGATGGCAATACATCATGGCGCTAAAAAAGTTTACGCTTTTGAACAAGATGCTGCTACTTTTGACTTTGGTAAGGCAATGATTCAAAGCATGGGTTACGCTGATAAGGTAGAGTTCTTTAATTTAAGATGGGAACAGCACAACCCTGTATATGATTATGACGTCATAATCCATGAATTACTTATGAGATCATTCTGGGGCGAAGGTTTAAAAACTATTGCGAATAATAACATTGGTAGAAGCAGTAATATATTTCCACATCTTGTAAGATGCGAAGTCTGGTGTAAAGAAAATGTAGTTGATACTGATTACTATGGCAAATCTAAATTACCGACACTTGAAACGGGTTTAGATTATTTAGACATGAATACACATTTTCAAAAACTACTGAGTTCTGAAGAGTACTTTGCTTTCTATCCTGGATGGAATGGTGGTGAAGAATTTGACAAAAAGATCGGTGAATACACCATTGACATAAATGAAAAAATTGTACCAGATATTTTTAAGATAAAAGTAGAAGTTCCACCTAGTTGTTTGGTTACAACTAAAACTTTTGTTCATGATTGGCCAATTATTCGTTTTGAAGGTACCCGTAGTTGGGCTCCAGACAAAATGGTGTTCAGTGAAACCGGTGGAATGAAAACATTTCACCATAGAACCAGCGATGGTGTATGGTGGCTCTCATGATCTACAACATGTTCCCAACTCAGATCTATAAATGCAAGATAGATCCTAAGTCGTATGATAAAGAAAAGATCATAGAAGAGTGTACAAAAAAGTATACTGAAAAGCCGTATCATAACCTGTGGGACGACGTATCTGATTTACACCACTATC